GTTTGTGAGGAGTCACCTACAGTGAATATAAAACTTTACAGGTTTTACGGCACAGAGTGCAGTCCAGATATTACCAATTTTATATCAAACGGATACCACTAATGTCGCTAACTTGTCAAGAAATAGTAGGTGTGGCCGCAAGCACCAATGCAGCAATGCTAGGTGCTGGCGTCGCCGGCAGGAACTTTGCGCGCGATATAAAGCAAGCAATTTCAATCCACAGATTGACAAAACAAGAACTCGACGAGCTCAACATTTATGTTGAAGATCGTGTCACGTTTACGCAGACAATGCCTGGTCTCAATGACCATGCAGTACTTGCGTCTATGAGAATAATCCTACGTGCAATCACCAACAAGTTTGCGGATCCCGCAACAATGCAGACAGATGTTCTTATCATCGGTGCAACTACGAGAGAGTTGCAGATGTACGAAAGAAATCCAAATGCAAGTTTCCTTTTCTACGGACGAGAAGCCAAAGATGGCCAGAGAATGGGCTCTCTTCTCCGAGGAACCCTCGGCAAATTACTGTCAAAAGTAAAGAAACGCCGAGGCAAAAAGCATAACAAAGACGTAAATGCGGCCGACAACTGGCAGAGTATTGGTGAACTCTGCGACGACCACAAAGGACCAAAAATGGTCTGCGTCAAGCGCGACAACAAATCGCGCACCGTCGAACTGAACGATGAACTTCAAGAACGCCTGAGGGACTACATCAAAGAGGACGGACACACCACTATGGCACGTGTGACCAGGTACGTAGGTCTATGCGCCATGCTTCGCACTCTCAGTGACGGCTGTGAGTTCCGACACCGCATCTACCAAGACGACGATCCACTGCCCAAGGTTTCCCATCTTTTGTTCCCAGACTCGATTACCTCGATCAGCGAACATGATATCTGTGCCTATTTCGCGAAAACCGGAGCCGTTTCTGGAAGTGGTATCGCTTTCCTTCCATGGGAGCTCATTTGGCCGGGTGCTACGAGCCACAATCTGTACACTTTCGGCAGACATCGCAATCAGAGCAAGAAAGTCATGGTCGGTTTCCGTGGTTCGAACGGATACTTGCACGACGAGGACACTTGGGCTCAACTCCTCAAGAAAACCCATTTCAGTGCCGTGCTTGACAAGCGAAGCCACCAGCCCTGGCGCAAAGCTTTCGGCATTGAAAATCGAATGGAGGTACATCTGTATGTGGAGCTCACACATAACATTGGTGCAATGTATCACTTCTCTCTCACCCGTGTCGACGGACCAAAGACAGACATGGTTGTGAGACATCTTGTCCTGCCGGAGCACCTTCAATACGTCGACGTGTTGGACGTCGTTGGCATGGCACAAGAGCACCCAAGAATCTTTGACAACACTCACGATTTCTCTCTCATTCCACTCATGTACAAGTCCTTTCCGAAACATGTTTGGTACGCGATGGTCAACTACTTCGCGACATTGAAGAAGAAAGACGTGATACGTCAAAACGCAGCTATCTACTGCCGCAACGCAAGCGGCGGAATCACCTCGAATGGCAAAATCCACGCCCGTGCTTGGGCAATCAAAGAGGAAGATTTCGAAACTCTCAACCTTGCCGTCACTATGGAGACGCTTCGAGTTCAACAAGTCCGTGACCTTTCCACGAAAAGTGTTGACCTTGCACCTGGCTTGCTGCAACCAATCAAGCGTGCTCTCAAAAGTTTTATGCTCTGGATCACATTGAGCAAGAAACACCATCCGATCGTCAAAATCCCACGCATGGCACATTGGGTTGTTGACGAATTCAAAAACATTCGAGACACTGGCACGAATTTGGTCTTCGTAAATGCAATTGAACAAGAAGAACTAGTCGATGGCAAGAAAGTCGTCCCTTGCGAGCTTTGCAAAGAGCTTCACGAAGTGGATGGCTGCGAATTCGAATGCAATGGCCGTGCCACCGCTTTCAGACCGCAACTCACGCTACAGCAAGTTACCGAACTACGGGGCCGAATGGACAACGAAGAGGATCCCAAAGCTCTGCGTGATCTCATACTCGCGGCAAGAAAGAAAGTCCCTCGAGATGCCTTCATTGGCGATGGTCTCGTCATCTTTGAGAACTTGAAAGGTGGCCCTGGCGGGGGGAAAACTCACAATGCTCAACAAATAGCAAAATCCAATGACGCTGTGTTGGTACCACTCCGCAGTCTCATTGCCGATTGGACTCAAAACTCTGCGGTACGAAAAGACCAAATCCGAACCCCACATCACGCTATCATAAGCGGACTTGTTGGAGATACGCTTTGGGTTGACGAGTACACGGCCGTAGACTATGCTCTCCTGATGGTCATCTGTTACTTGTATTCTCCACGTCGCGTCGTCCTCCTTGGCGATGAATCGCAATGTGGCATTCGTTCGGAAAATGGTGAAGGTATGAGTTGTGTCACTCAATTCATTCGCAATGCCAAATATCCTCCACGGATTCATAATCTCACCAAGAATTGGCGAAACCCTGCTCCGATCGTTTGTTGGCTTAACAGCGAACACGAGTATCGTATGACTGCTGTTAAACCGATTGCTGATGACAAGAAAGCAGAGTGTTCCGTTGTGTCTGTCAGCACTATCGAGTTTGAACAAATCCGAAAAACCGTCAACATCGATCTCATCACTGCCCCAAGTTCTATGACGGCGGGTGATGCTAGTGGCGGTCGCACAGTGCGCGCGATCCAAGGTGCTTCGCAGGACAGAGTTGGTCTTTTGATTTCAACTCCAGCCGACGCACGTTTGTTGCAAATTTCAGCCCTACAAATCGTTGCCATGTCTCGTCACAAGATCATGCTCTACCTCATCCATCCTGGTAACAAGGGAGAAGCACAATTGTATTGCGACCATATGGAGAAAACTTTCATTGGCTTTGTTGGCGAAGATCCTGCAAACTACATTGCTGCTGTCGAAGTTGTTCCTGACGAGAAAGAAGAAGAAGAAGAAGAGGATTTCAACGAGATCCAAAAAGAGCAACTTGAGATTGTTCGACAACATAATCTCTCTTGCCGCATTCGAAACTTCTTTGTCGGTCCTCTACCGCCTGACTATGCAAGTCTTGCTCACGAACGAAACAATGTCCACCCTGAAAATTTCCAGAAGAAGATGGACCATGGAATCATTTGCCTGATCTTTGGCAATGCGAAAAGAGCCCGAGAAAACGGCCACATCCACACATTGAACTACCGCAAAGGCGCTCCACTTCGGGAGGTCATGGACATCTTGCATGCTACTGGCTACATGTCAGGACGCATTACAGCCCATGGTATCACACGTAAGGCTCTTACTACCTGGGTTTCAACCGATGCTACTGGCTGGAAGAAATATGAGGGTCGCTATGCTGCCGTCAACGATACTGTCAACTACTTGGGCAGGCCCACTCCAGCGACGAATCTTCCGTCGCCTCATTTCTTCACGTCTTCGATTACTTCGAACGCGGACATGACAGGTGACTATCTGTTCTTCCTCCCTGGCGGTCTCAAAGGTGGAGCGAAACTCCCTTTTCGAGATCCAATCGAAGACCAGTTCAACGATGTGAAGACAAAGTTCATCAAACCAAATGGTGTGACTTCTTCTCTTGACACTGTCGTTGCGGAGGTTAAACACGGAGGAGAATACACTCTCCTGTGTGGCGCCGATGCTCCTGAACTGGAACCAGATTTTCTCGAACATATGTTCATGAATACTGGTGTTCCCGTCGCTGTGTACAAGAAAGCACCAGTGCAAATCGAGTACATACTTCGAGAAAGTACACTTCCGCCACAAGACAATGCCGTCAACGCTGCCGTCGAAGTGCTCTTAAGCAGCGATGAAAAAGTGGTAGAAAACAACCCGAACGAGGCTGCCTCCCATATTGACCATGGCTCTGGCCGTCTTATCTTGGATCCTAACCATGGCATCGGACCGCAAGCCAAACCCACATATGCCTTGGCTGGTGGGCGAGGTTCTCACACCACCACTAGTGTTCAGCATGTTGGAAATTGCGCAGAAAAACGCTATTCCCAACAAGGTGGTCAACTGCGTGTTATGACTCCAGCGCAAGCTGTTGTCGTGCAGGACATTTTGCAGGAAGGCTACCGAGAACTTTTTCTTCACGAGATGCCAAGTACAAATACAGTCTCTGGTATGGAACAAGAAGGCATTCGCCTTATGCGCGATGCAATCTCTCGCGGCTATGGTCCGCGTTTTGCTGCTTCTGCTGGTCTGTGGGTACCAAATACCATCTTTGCTTTCGTGAAGAATCAGTTCAAATATGCATCTGAACCGAATCATTCCAAAGTTGGTCAAGGAATCTCTCCAATGCATGTCTCTCTTGCCACTCTCTTTTTGAGCATGAGCAGACACGCCGGTGATCTTTTTCGAAGCGCGTTAGCTCCTCATGTTCTTTTGGAGCATCGTTTGACAGAGAAAGAGTTTCTTGAACAAGCTCAGGCCCTCTTTGCCACCATTGACAATTCGGCACTCATTGGCTACACTGATGCTTCCGAATTTGACGCCAAGCAAAATGTTGTTACACAGGCCATCGAAAGAGGTGTGCTTTCCAAACTTGGTCTCTCTGAAGGATATCTAGATGCCTACTATGCCCTCAGGCACGGTGCCATCATGATTTTCACTGGTGTTGCCAAGTGTCAACTTGGATACGAAAAAATTTCTGGAGAAGTCAAGACTCTTTTGACAAATACTATTGTCAACCTCTTCTACGCCAATTATTTGGTACGCGGAAAAGGTCCTTTCACCATTTTGGCGAAGGGTGATGATTTCACGAAGAAACAAGTTGCGCTGAAAATCTGTCCAACAAGACGCCATCGCCTCATGGCCACGGTAAACTTGCCTCTCAAATCAAAAATAGCGCGTGTCGTACCGTTCTGTGCTTACATGGTCGGTTCTGATAACATAACCCCCCATATAGTGCGCAAAGCACAGAAATTGTTGGGTTATCGCTTCAGTAGTCTAGAACATCTGGCCGCTTACCGGGCCAGTGCACTTGACACTTTCTTTCTACTTACCAGCTACCGATTTGGAGACTTGGCAGCAGCAGTGATAGACGAAGCTTCAGAAAGAGGTGTCGAGATTTCGGCACGTCAAGCCGCTGTCATTGTCACTGTCTGTCTTCAATTGATCGAGACTATTGGCACTGCTACCATGCAATTTCTTTCTAGCCAACTCTTTATTGTCACTTGCAATGGTTACGTCAACAATGCTAAATTCGAGACTTTAAACATGGGCAAAGATAGTGCGAATCTTGCCCGCGTCCGAGACCTCGAAGAGGCCTTGGAGGCTCTCAAAAATGGTGTCTTCGCTAGTCGTGTGAGTCGGATGTAAATCTGACTCCGATCTAGTGGACACCATCATGACCAAACTCGATACTTCTCGAGAAAGTCTTTAAACTTTGCCTGATCAGCTAAGAGATCCCGACTCTGTCGATTTTTGTGCTTTGCATGTTTTAAGAAACTTACTGACACAGTCAACTTTTCCACCAATGTGGTTTTTAGGAAAATGTTTCACACCGACACCGTTCGAATTTACCACAAATGTGGGTTTTAGGAAAATTGAATAAAGTTTGGAGTTCCCCGGTATTTTCCGTGGGCAACCCTAATAATAAATCTCGACTTCTCTCTTTTACGAAAGAATTAGTCAAAACAAATAAACAAGTCTTACTAAATTCTCACGATTTTAGTTGTTTCAGCTCTTCTTTGGATCTTGTTGTTGCTTCAGTTACTCTGATGTCTCAACGTGTCAAACCACGTGCTAAACGCGGTTCTTCTGTACGCCAAAAGAAGACCAAAGCAGTCAGGCCTAGGAAAGTACTCAATGCTCTCAATTCGGCAGTCCAGATAGACGCCATGCTTGCCTCTCATCACTATGATTTCATCGAAACCATGGTTGATCCAGAGGAAGGAGAAGCAGTTCGACTTCCAGATGGCGTTGTCGCCAATAGTGCTGTTTTCAAAGCACCACTAAGATTTAACTCTAAACGTGCTGGCATCTGGGATGTCGCCTCTGGAGTTACTATCCCAATTCCAGATGAAGGTGGACCTGGTTCCACAACTACAATTGTGGTCCCTGGTCTTTTCAATAGTGTCTTGACCACTTGGGGGCAAAACACTCCGATTGGACGTGCTGTTGGTGCACTCAATCACATTGTTCCTTATCGTCGTCTTACTCAGACTGTGGAACAAAACAGCTCTACTCAATGGGTTAGTTTCCAATCCCTGGGAGCTGTTCTTATTCCCAACTTGGTCGATGATGGCAATGTCTACGAGTGTCGCGTCGATCCTCTTATAACTTGGATAGGCGCCTTTGCGGACTTCGAACTTTCGTTTGATACGTCGCTCCTCACTGGGGGTGTTACCATCAGCTTTTCTCTTAGAGCTATTGGCACACACGATTGGACTAGTGTTACGATAAGCACGTTCTATCCTGGTGTAGGACCTACGACATTTCGTATCAATGCTGTGGATCTAGGTGAATTTGGCAATCCTGGGGTCATCTTCGATGCGTTTCGCTTCGACTTTCCTTGGGAAAATCATGATGATCCAGCTTTTAGTTGGTCCATCGAACGTTCCGCAATGATCTTTGCTCCAGAAGCACATAGTGCACAACTGTATTCAGTTACATCCATAGAGGCTCTTGGTCAGCTTCAAGATGTCAGTTGTGGTCGCGTTACCGCTCTCAGTCTCCGTACTACCTATCTAGGTAGTGAGCTTAAGAATGGCGGTTCGGTTGCGAGTGCTCGTTTGCCTGTCGGTTCAGGCTTGAGCATCTACCCTGGTAGTGTCTATTCAATGATTAGTCAATTAGACACTGCCAACTATGTTGGCAGACTTTCCGCAAATGATGGCACCAATGGTACCTACACTTGGTTCTGTCCTGATGATGAACGTGAGTTCTTCCTCAGGCCTTATTCTTCTAGTCTTGTTGTCGGACAGGCTCCACAAATACTTGT